ATTTTGGTGATGAGTGTCATGAGTGACCTACTTTCTCGGTAGGTCTATAACCCTAGACGGGTTTTGGTGGTGATGTGGGGAATGCCCCGAAAACCGCGTCAAATCGGGCTTTTACGATGTCGGGGTTGTGTGCAAGTAATGGCTCTACTTCCAAATGGTACCAATCGCCTTGCTCGACGCTTGGTAATGGTTTCCATGTGCCACGATCGCAACGCCACGATCGTTGCAACTGATAGTCAATTACAAGTTGTATGCCTAAGTGATCGGCGTTTTGCAAACACTTGATTATGAACGCAAGCGATGTTTTGCGACCGTCACGCACACCAAGTTTTTTTTGGTTTAGCCAACGGTACGACAAATCCATTGCCAGCCCTCGAGCATGGTTGCTGACGATGCCGGGTCGTGTCCGCATATCGCGATTAACCCATAACCCGTTGCACCATAGCGACCCGTTGCTGTTTTTGCAGGCCAAATCTGACCAAGTGCGTGTGCCTGCTAAACCGCCTTTGACAACTGGTTGCTGTATGACGACGTACGGTTTAGTCAATCTTTGTTGTCTTTGTCGTCTTTGGGTATGAATATGCAGGCTAGATCGGGGTCACCAATTTTGGTTGATAGCCAAGCCAACACGCTTGAGATGATCGGTACAAGTAGCGCGATGAGTGCTGGGTCAATGTTGTTTTGTGTTGCCCAATAGATAAACAAACCGATTAGGCCGCCTTTAGTTGTTTGGTCGCCTATTTGGCGACGTGATCGGTTAATTGGTTTACGCGCCATAACTACTGCTCGTCGTCAGGCTCAATTGGTTCTACTGGTTGGGGTTGCGGCGGTGCTGTAAACAATCCTGTTTCAGGGTCGTACGTGTAACCAATGCCTGCTGGGTTCGTTTCATCGTATTCGACGTAAGTTTTGTCAATTTGTGATGCAACAAAATCTGCGTCGGCAACAATGACGTTAACAACTATATTGTCGTCGTTAATTTCTGCGTATGTTGTCATTGTCAAACCGTAACTACTTCTTGACCGCCTGTAGCGACAATGCCGGCAGTACTCAAATATCTAACAATTGCTAAACCTTGATAGCCGTTGCCGCCTTGACTGTTGCCGGCATATAAACCGCCGCCGCCACCACCCGCGCCATACATTGTTGCTGCGCTAGCCGTGTTTAAAACTGTTGATTGTTGGTCTAGACCGCCCGAACCTGCACCCGTGCCACCTGCGCCGCGTGTAACTGTGCCACCCGATGTTGATTTGTAAGCACCACCACCACCACCTGAACCCCAAACGGTCTGTGATGTCATAGTTGTAGGAAAATTTGTCGAATTAAAATTAGAGTTAAAAAATGTTGCTGCTAAACCCTCGCCGCCGTTACCGCCGATCGCAACCGACGCTGTGCCTTGCCCTGCTGCGCCAACTGCACTAGCACCACCACCACCACCACCCGCATCGCCTGCCGCGCCTGTAATGCCTGCGCCGCCTGCAAATGCGTAAGTGCCTGTTGCTGAACCGCCAGCAGTTGAAGCAACCGAACCGCCACCGCCACTACCACCGCTTGAAGCAGCGCTCGCACCGCTACCGCCACCGCCGCCCGTTGCCGTAAGCAAACTTCCAATTGTCGTGTTGCCGCCTGATGTGCCGTTGGCAATCGGTATTGCTGTCGAACCTACGCCCGCAGCGCCGATAGTAATTGTTTGGTTTGTTGTTACTGATACGCCTTGCCAATATGAAACATCTATTTCGCCGCCACCGCCGCCGCCGCCGCGATTACCGCCGCCGCCACCGCCGCCACCTACCGCTAGCAAATCCATTGTGCCGCCTGTTGTAACGGTCAAAGTACCTGACGACGTGAATACGTGATATTTATATTTTGCAGAAGCAGAACCGCTAAAAAAAATTGCTGCACTAGCACTAGTAAAATATAAAGTGCCACCTGCCCACGTGCTTAACGCTAATGACCCTGCGGTCGTTACTGTTGCTGTGCCTGCCGTAATTGTGCAAGTGCCTGCGCCAATGTTTTGAATAAACAAAGTGTCGCCTGCACTAAACAAACTTGTGTTTACTGTGATCGTTGTTGCGCCTGCCGCGTTCATTACAACTCGAGTGCCTTTATCGGCTGCGACCAACGTGTAACTAGCGGTTTTTGTGCTAACTGTCCAGTTGTAATCGTTTGCCTGCAAACTGTCCATTTGCGCGGCCGTCAAAATTTGACCTGCTGTAAAATCTTGTATCGCCATAAATCCCTACTTTAACCTAGCCCGTTGTCAGCATTGATGATACCGAACGACGGGTCATCAAGTATCAGCTCATTCAACACGATGACGGGCGACGTGTAATAAGTGACGCTATGCCCGCTGTTGACGTTGATCGTATGCTCGATGCCCTCAATTGCTAGGTTTTGGGCTAGTGACGCTGGGTTTGTGCCGGGGGCAAACGATTTTTCAATAGTGATCGTGTCGCCAATGTCGAGTACGGCAACCGTGTCACGCTGGGCGCTGCTCAATAACGGAAACCCTGTCGCTAGCGATGTGTATCGTGGCTCAGGGTTAGGGTCAAGCAAATAGGTTGCCAACTCGAGCGCCGCCGTATCGTTATGCAACAAACTGTTCGTGATGCTGTAGGTCTGTATAAAGTACGTTGCTTGACTGCCAGCGTCGTCAGCGATCTGCGGGTTGTTACTGCCCAAGTGTTGTACGACCGCACGGTTAACAACCTGATCAGCCTCAAAAGTTATGCCAACGCCGTTGTACGGTATGTTTGTGCCGTCATCGTGGAAGTCTGCGACGCTTGCGTCAAGTGTTGTGCCTATGCGTGGCTCAAATACGATGTCGCCGTCACGCGACATATATAGACGGCCTTGCTCAGCCTCGTTGACTTGCGCTAAATAGCCGAGAACGTTTGTGCCTTGCGCGATCGTAAACGCCGCGTCACCGCCAAGTGTTTGTGTGCCTGTGCCAATATTGCGGTTGGCGACGGGGAACGCTACTTCGGGTCGGTCAAGTATTGCCGACACTCGAACGCTTGACAATTCCTCGCTGACGTTGTATTCATCTAAATATGTTTGCGATAACAAATAGAAGTCGTCGGCACAAAACACGGTACACGTATCTAAACCGCCTAAAGCGAAGTTGTAGTCATAGTTGACGATTTTGCCGACAAATAAATATTCTTTGACGTTGGTGGCGCTGTATCGAGACAGTCGCACCGATCGCATTGGCGCTAAACCCGGCTTAGCCTCGGCCGTGTCGTAGTACGGGCTGTTTTCGTCAAACGGCATAAAGATACCGTCGGTGTCAAGCATCGTAAACGTCATAGTGCCTGCACCAAACTGGTCGCCTTGATCGCGTCGCCCTCGACGCACAAACACTTGGTTGATGCCGTCTAACACGCTTGCGTATTGTGTTGTGCCGTCAAGCACGTATGTCGTGTTATCTAAAACGCCTGCCGTTGCGTCGTCAAGCGTAAACGCATCTTGCACAAACCCCGTGTCAATCTCTAGGTCATAATTGCCACTAGCAACGACCGCAACCCCAGCCATTAGACCGCTATCTGTAAATCAAGTGGCCCTGATACGCGCTGGTAAGCGAGCAAACTATCTAACACGCTTTGACCGATTTCGGCGCTAGTCGAGATACCGCCCGTCACATTAATAGTCACGCCACCGCTACCACGCGCTGCGATACGTTCAGCCATACCAAACTCGGTCAACGCGCCTTGAATAGTTACTAAGTCGCCGCCGCCACCAACACCGCCACCACCGCCACCACCACCGCCGCCAGTCGAGTTACCGCCACCGCCACCACCACCAACAATTGGCGTAGTCAATGTCGGCATTGACGGCGTAACAATCGGTGTAGGTGCATAACGTAATGCTGGGGGCAAATTTGATGTCGCGGCAGAATACGACGTGTTTGGAAAACTTGGCATATTTATTTTGTCAATCAACCCCAATTTGCCAGCCAACGCAAACACGTCATATAACGGGCCAAGAACAAGTCGAATAACCGCACCAAACCGACCCCACGCATTTGACAACGCATTAGTTTTTTGTTCTAAATAAACCATTGCTGATGACACGGCAATTATTGCGGCCGCCATAGCAACAAACGGGTTTAACGCCAACACAAAATTTAACGCGGTTATTGCAGTTGTGACGGCTGCGATTGTGCCTGCAACATATAAAAATGCT